ATGCGGGCATTCCTGTGTGCGTTGGCGCTCGCGCTGTGCACGCCGGCGTGGGGCGACGTCGTGTACGACTGGACGCCGGATTCGCCCGGAGCGCGCGACGAATGGGGGCAGTTGGTCATCAGCGATCAGGCCTGGCGGTCCGGCGCGGTCCAATGGAATTCGGACGACCACTGGCCAGATTTCTCGGGCGCGCCGGTTCGGCATGCGACGGTTGTACTGACCAGCCCCTTGATCGACGGCGGTAGCTGGTACTCCGATCTCGACCCCAGCCTGTTCCGCGCCTCGTTCGACATTCGCTTCGTCGGCGACGGCGTCGATGGTTCTATGTTTCTCGAGATGGTGCAGGAAGGCGCCTCCGACGGCACCGGAACTGCGGGCTCGTGGATCTACGAGTTGTTCAACACCTCGGCCGAGGGCGCCGGCGAATCGGAGTGCTTCTTCTCGGCGTGCACCGTAACGGGCCGCTGGGTGCTCGATGCCGCGACAGTGCCGGTGCCGGCGCCCGGAACGCTGGCGCTGCTGCTCTCCGGCCTGGCTACAGCACGAGCCACACGCAGCGCGAGACGATCCACGCCCACCAGTCGAGAATCGCATCGATCAGGTGCATGACAGCGGCAGCCGCACGACCTGGTCGGCGCTGACCGAGCCGAGGTAGTAGGCGCCCTCGTGGCAGACCAGGCGCATGTCGTCGGGGAAGGCAGGGTGCGGCGCGGGCGCGGAAGCCTCGGGCGGCGTGGCGCACCCCGCCAGCACCACCACCGTGACGACGACGGCAATCGCCGCGATGACCGACCAGAGAACCGGACGATCGTCGAGCCTCATGGCTGCTGCCCCGTAGCGAGCACCTGCGTGCGCGGCGCCGAAAATTTCAAGCCGAGCCAGTAGCCGATCACGCCGCCAAGGATCCCCGTCACCACGCTCGAGGCGATCGCCGCGCGCAGCTCGCCGGAGAACGCATCGCTCGACCCGGTGAGCACGATCCAGACCGTCCCGTAGAGCAGCGGCAGCAGCGCGAGCGTGATCCAGAAGGCGGGGATATGGCGTACGTCCTCGCCCTTCATTGCCGTGCTGTAGGCGCGTGCGCCTTCGATCCCGCCGCCGCCCGCTTCGGTGATCTCGAACCACCCGTCGGCCTCGAGGCGCTGCGTCACCTGCTGGCGAACCTCGGGCGAGGCGCGAACCGCCTCGACGGCGGCCTGCGCGTTCTGCGTGCCGGTCGCCGCCTGGACGCTGTTGATGAGGATCTCGGCCGCCTTGGCGTTGCGCTCGGTCACGCGACCGTCGCTGCCGAACGAGCGAATCAGGCCGGGGATCTCGCGCACGAGGGCGGCAATGGCGGTAGCGGTGAACGGGTCCATCGGTTCTGCCTCCACGGACACGGAGTTGGGGGATGCGGCGATCTGCTGCGGGGTCGGTGGTGCCTCTTCGACCAGCTCGGTGACGGCCTCGGCGGGCGCCGGCGCCGCGGGCGCGAACGATCCGCCCGAGGCGATATAGGTATCGAGCACGCGCTGCATGCTCTCGGTGCGCTGCCCGTAGAGCGATCCGGGCAGCGATGCCCACTCGAGCCGGCACTTCGCGATCGCGTCCTCGATGCGCCCGGCGATGATGTCGTCGAGCGCCTTGCGACGGATCAGCAGGCCGATCGCCGCCTTGTCCTGCTCGCCCGGGCTGAAGTCGCGCAGCGCGTACTTCGCTCGCATCTCGTCCCAGGTGCCGGCGAGGAACTGGTACGCGCCGGCGGCCGTCGACCAGACCTGGTACCGCTCGATCCAAACGCGCTTGCGAGGGTGGTCGGCGAACGACGTGAACAACTCGCCGCCGACGATGCGCCGGTACCCGTCGGCGTCGAGCGTGCCCTCGCCCAGCCTGATCGCGCGCAGGAACGCGTGAACGTTGGGCGACTGCAAGGCTTCGGCGATCGTCGTCATCGACCGAATACGTTGTGCAATACCCAGCCGACGGCGGTACCCGTCATCGAAACGAACGTCATGCCAGCCCAGAAGCCGCCGCGCCCCTTGTTCGCTAGGGCGAGCAGCTCGTCGAGCTTGACCGCCATACCCCGGAGCGTTTCCTTCAGCTCGCCGATTTCGCGGCCCTGTGCCTCGACTTGCGCCTCCAGGCGGCCGAACTCTCGCTGGTCGATCGGATCCATCTCACTGTCCCCCGCCTACGCGGGTTATCGCGAGCATCTCGGTGGTCATCGGACCCGACGAGAAGGTGATCGTCGACTGCCCGCCGGCGAGGAACGAGAGCGTGAACACCGTCTTGCCCTGGTCGTCGGTGATCGAGGCTGATGGCGAAACCGCCACCTTCGTGGGGTCGCTCGAGGATGCGGTGATCGTCTGCCCTGCGGCAGAGCCCTGCGTGACCGTGATGCGAACCGGCATCAGCAGCGTGGAGCCCTGGTACAGCCCGCAGCGAATGCCCGCCGCGCGAATGGAGTCGGCTTGTGCCGGCGCTTGCACGGTGATCGTGGCCTCGTCGAACTTCGTCGCGTCCTGCACCGAGGTTGCGCGCACGACGGCCGTCGTCGGCGCGGGCGGCGCCGTATACAGCCCGGTTGGCGAAACCGCACCGCCCCCGGACCGCACCGACCAGGTCACCGTCGGGTCGAATGCACCGACGCCGACCACGGCGGCCTGCAGCTGCGTCTGCGCGCCTGGCGCGATCGTCGCGGTCGCGGGCGTCACCGTCACCTGGGTAATGGAGATCGCAACGCGCGCGACGAGCGTGAGCGCCTGCGTATCTGCGCCATAGGCGTTCGCGGCCCGGACAACGAATACGGCTGTCTGGCTGCCGGTGGCCGTCCCGGAGAGCGCGCCATTCGACGAGAGCGCAAGCCCAGCGGGCAGGGATCCCGAGTCGATCGACCAGGCGACCGTGGGCGATCCCGACGCCTGTAGCTGCACCGAATACGGCTGCCCGATGATGGCGTCCGGCAGGCTCGTCGTCGTGATCGTCGGCGCGACTGCATCGAGCACCGTCACCGCAGTCGAATTGCCGCGCACGCCATCGACCTCGACGTACACGCCGCACGAGCCGGCCGAGACGCCGGTGACGCGCACGGTCGCCTGTCCGATCGTGTCCGTTGGCGCGAGTTGCGCAGCGGTGGCGTGCGCGTTCTCGACGACCACGGCCCCGACGAGGTTCGCGATCGCGGCCTCGCTCTGATCCTCGATCGTCAACAGCAAGTCGACGGTATCGCCTGGCAGCACGTCGGCCGCGGCAGGCGCGAGCGTGAGCGTCGTCGGCATCGGCAGCACGATAGCGGCTCCGATGCTCTCGTTCGGCACGATGATGGAGAGCGCCTTCGTGTCGCTGCCGGCGGCGTTCGTGACCTGCACTTCGAAGGCAGCCTTCACCGGCGCCGTCGGCGTGCCGGCGATGCGTCGGGTCGCGGCGGTAAGCGCCAGGCCCGGCGGCAGCGTGCCGCTGGCGAGCGATGCGGTCGGCGCGGGCGAGCCGGTCGCCTGAATCGTCTGGCTGTAGGGCACGCCGACGCGTCCGGGCGGCAGCGCAACCGTCGTGATCACCGGTGCGACGGCGCTTGCCGCGTGTTCGATGGCAGCGACGTTCTGCGCGCTGGCTCGACTGAGGAGTGCTGCGGCCTGCGCCATCTCAGTCCTCGATCACCGTGCACTCGTGCGGACCGACCGAGCCGATCGGCACGGCGTTACCCAGCGCGCTGCCGGCGGCCGACGTCGCCTCCCACACGCACACCGGCGTGTCCACCGACGTCAGGTCCGCGCCACCGAACGCGTCGACCGCGACCTCGAGCGGTGCCTGTCCGCTTTCGGGCGAGGCCTTGAACGCGGCGCCAGTGAACTCGCCGATCAACGAGCCGACGAGCGCACCGCCCGTGGGCGCCTCGAACACAGCGCCGCGCACGTTCGTCGCGCCCAGCGCATCGATATGCGCGAGCAGCCGAAGCCTGCGTCCCGTCGTGACCGACACGGAGACGTCGTCGGTCTCGTTCGAGTCGGCCGCGTTCGTCGCGTTGATCGTTGCGGAGCCCGGCGAGACGGCCGTGAGTGTAAATTGCTTGGTCGTCTGCCCCTCGCTCATGACCACGCTCGCCGGCACCGTGGCGACGCCCTCGTTGTCGCTCTCGAGGTTGTAGGTGATACCCGCTCCTGCGGGGGCCGCGACGCTGCGGGTGATCGTCATCTGCAGCGTGCCGCCGGTGACGACGCTCGCCGGCTCGGGCGACAGAACGATGTTCGCGGAACCGCTCGACAGCGCCGGATGATCGAGCGGATAGAACGTGGGCGAGCCGGCCACCAGCGGCGCGCCGCCGCCGATTCCACCCGACGCATCGGCGCGCAGCGGCCGATACCACAGCGGCGTGCCGACATCGACCGAGCTCGCCGGCCGGGTCAGCAACTGCGTCATGATCGCCTGCGCGTTCGCCTTGCTCGACGGGCGCCAGACCGACGCCTCGGCGATATACCCGCGCCATCGGTCGGTAATGGAGGTCTTCCGGCAGCCGATGACGAGGTCGATGAACTGGCGGCCCAGCGGGGTCAACGCGGAGATCTGAGCCGCGTTGTCGTACAGCGTGCCGTCGAGGAACACGTAGGGCTTCGCGCTCGCGCTCGCGGACATCGGATCGACCAATGCGCCGACCAGCGACCACGTATCGGCTACAGGGCCCGTCTTGGTAGCCGTCGGGCTTTGCGTGCCGTACTTCGCGGCCACCGTCAGCGTAGGCGTCGAGCTCGCGCGCAGCTCGAGCATCGCGTCATCGGCATTGTAGAGATGCATGATGACGTTGTGTCCGCCCAGCGCCGTGCCGGCGGGCAGCTTCACCCAACACGCGAGGAGCTTGAAATCTGAGTCGACCGGCGGATCGCCCAGATCGACGCTGATGTACTTGCCGGACGCGTCGAATAGAACGCTCATCTCGGTGGCCTCACGGATTCAGCAGGCAAACGCCGCTGGGCGACACCCAGCCGAGCATCTGCAGACTCGGGATATAGAACAGCGATCGGTAGTGCATGATGTTGGTCGACGGGTTCGCGTGGAACTCGGGGATCGCATCCCCCGCGAGCGTGACCTCCGAGATCGTCCAAGTACCCGTCAGCGCGTCCCCCGACGGCGGCGGCGTCAACTTGAGCAGCTTGTTGCCAGCGCCGACGTGGTGGCGGTAGTAGAGAACGCCTTGCGCCTCGTGCCATACCCAGGCGTTCTGCGTGCCGCGATCGGCACCGCTGATGATGGTCTGCGGCCAGGCGGGCGAGAGCGAGCTGGACACTGGCGGCTGCACGAACCCTCGCGGCAGGTCGCCAAGGTCAAGCACCTGGAACAACTGCCCGCGGTTGTGCAGCACCAACCGCTGCCCGCGCACGACGCAATACGTCGCCGTCGCGTAGTTCGATGCGTCCGCGGCCGGGAACGCGCTGAAGTCGCTCGTCTGTCCGTAGCTCCAATCCGTCGCGCTGAGGTACGGCAGGAATTTGATTTCCTGCAGCCTCGAGCGAACGGAGTAGTACCGCTGCAGCACCGGATCGTAGACGGTCGTGCCCTCGATCAGCGCCGACCCCGAAAAGTGCGAGAACGTCGCGCCAGACGTGCGGCTCCATTGCCCGGTGGCGAGATCGAAGCGGTGACACGTGCGCGCGTTGTAGGTCGCCGAGACGTCGCCAGGCACGTCCTTGTTCGCGGTCGCCGCACGCCCGAAGTACAGCATCGAGCCCTTCGGCCCGCCGCCGAGCGCCGGCGAAATCACCGAGAGCAGGCGATAGGCGTGCGCGGGCGACGGCACTTCGGTGCCAGGCATTTCGTACCACGGATCGCCAGTCGTCTCATCCACCTGGATCGGCGTGTTGCGCTCGGGGATCTGTGCGGGTACCCAGTCCCAGGCGCGCGTGGTGAAGTTGAAGCACGCCGCGCCGAACGTCTCCTGATGGTTGTGCCCGCCGGTGCCGGTGATGACGAACGCGCCATCGGTCGAGTAGTGCGGGTTGAACGTGCCCGAGCCGTACGACTCGAAGAGCGACGCGCGCCACTGCGCCTCGTTCTTGATGGGCGGGCGGATCGCCTGATACGACTCGGACGGTGCGACGAGCTTGGCCTGTCCGCTGGACGGAAGCGACGCACTGCTGTCTGCCGTCACCCACAGGTTGACGCGCATCTTCGTCTCGTTGCGGCGATGGCCCTGCCACTCGAGGAAGTAGTCAATGTCGGGATCCAGCCCCCACGGCAGTTCCTTGCCCTGGTAGTCGAAGCCTTGCGGGCCGTGCGTGAGGCTGAAGTGCTGCGACCACAGCTGCGAGCCGCGATCCCATCGCGTCTTGTCGAGCACCGGATCGGAGGGCAGCGCCTTGGAGATCATGATGACTCCCTCGGCCGCGGTGCCGAAATACAACCGTCCCATGCCGACGGCCTGGGCAGCACCGTACGAAGTGCTCGCCCATCCGAGATTGCCTCGTCCGACCGCCGGCGAGTTGCCCGCGGACGAGTAGTAGTTCCACTTCGTCCCGTCCGGCAAAAACGCCTCCGGGAAGCCCTGTCGCGCGACGCTCCACGTCGACGCGAACATCGTTCCCCTCGGCCCGAAAGTGCCGTCGGACAACGAAATCTTCATGTACCTGCTGTTGTTGTCGGTGTACGGCTGGCACGCGACGAGCAACTCCCCAGTCTCGAGGTTGACCTTCTTGACCTGCCCCATCGCCTGCGAGCCGAAGTAGAGCCACCCATCCTGGTAGGCGAGCCCCTCGGGCAGCACGCAGTTCTGCGCGCGGATCGTTGCAAGCGCCGATGTTCGACGAACGAATCGGTTACTGTCGATGTAGGCGTGCATTGGATAGGCGGGCCCCTGCAGGACAACGCGTATCAGCGCAGCAGTCGTCGCGTCGTACTCGACGATGCGGTTCGCCTTGCGCTCGGAAACGTAGAGGCTGCCGTCGTGATAGACGCAGTCCCACGGATCCGCCAAGCCGGTCAGGAACTCGGTGACGACCGGCGGGTTATGCGTGGTCGCGGGGAACTGCAGCCGGACGACGCGGTTGTTCTGCGAGTCGGCGATGAACGCGACGGGCCCGGCCCCGAGGTGCGGGTGCTCGAAGCCGACTCTGTTGGCTGGCGGCCCCACGAGCGGTGCCGTGCCGTCGATCTCGAGCGACCTATCGTCCCAAGCGAACCCCCAAGTCTCATGGAAGCCGTGTCGCTCCGGTGGGATCGCCGACCAGTCGCCGACCAGCTCGAGATCCTGCGGCGCCTCGGCGTTGTAGTTGCCGTCGCCGGTGCTGAACCCCATGACCGTGCCGTTCTTCGGATCGCGCCTGCTGCGCCACCCGCAACGCGTCTCGATCGAACCGTCCGGTGCCATACGCACCAGGCTCCACGGCGTGAGCACGTGGATGCCGCCCACGCGATCCAGGTGCATGCTCGTCGGCATGGCGATCTTGCCGACGCCACGCGGACCATCGATCAAGGGAAGCTTGGGCATCTTCCGTACCAACTCGCTGAAGTGGTACGACTGGAAATTGCACCCGCTCACCACGCCGTTCGGCGATCGCACAGGCCTGTGGATGTTTGCGCCCTGCGAGATCCCCATGTTCGTGCGGAACAGGTTGCTCTTGCTTTCGGCGTTGCTGAACGGCGGCGTCTCGCGCGGCACCATCGGCACCGGACGCGGCGCGAAGCGCGCGTGCAGCCAGGCGTATTGGTGCTGATGTGGGAAAACGGCGAGCTCCGGCTGCGAGTGCACCCAGTAGTAGGAGTTTCGCGCGACAGGGAATTCGCTCTGGTCGGTGATCTTCGCGCCGCTGCGGTTCACGAACATGAACCAGACCGGGTTGTACTCGGGCGGCACGCAGGGGCCGATCGTGAACGCGACCCAGCTCTTGTCGGGCAGCAGCGTGAGGTCGGCGACGAAGGTGCCCTGCCCGGACGCCTGATCGACGTTCAGAGTCGCGACCGCGATGCCGTCGCCATACAACGTGTACTGCGGCTGCGCGAACGCGCGCCGAGCGCCGCCCGCCACCAGGTCGTAGCAGTGGAACGGCAGGCTCGCCGTATTGCCGTTCAGCTCCACGTAGTTCTGGTGGCGCTCGTAGCGCGAGGCCGTGTGCTGCGACTTGAGCATCACCAACCGATCGGCGCCGCCGATGTTCTGATTGGTGAGCAGCGGATTCAGAGGGCTGACGAGGGTGTCCGTGGCCATGTGCTCTTACCTCGCCAAGCGCAGGGCCAGCGCAACGATCCGACGCGTCCACCGAACGATGAGCTTCTTCACGATGAATCCGCGACCTTGATCCAGATGTCGTTGGAAATCGCCCGCGTGTCGCGCGACAGCGCAGTCGGGCTTGCGAACGACTGGCCGGACGGAGCGTCCTGGGCGACGATCAGCAGGTTTCCGGTGTTGCCGTTCGAGGAGCCTTGCGTGACGCCGGTCGGCAGCGCGCCGAGCTCGAGCACGAACGTGTACGGCCCGGTGCCGCCCGAGATGTGCTGCGCCAGGTCGTAGGTCTGCCCTGGGGCGAGCGTGATCGGCGCTGGCACGCCGGAACTGCGCAGCGCCGCGCTGGCCTCAGTAATGGGGCCGATCGTGTTCGAGCGGGCGGAAGCGGAGCCCACGCTGTTCGCCGCGGTTTCGACGAGCGAAATCGAACAGTTGAGATCTGCGATCGTCGGCGTGTACGACGGTGAGGTGGCGCCGGCGATCGGCATCCAACCGCTACCGCTATTGCGCTCCCACTGAAGCGTCACGATCGGCGCTGGCCGCCCTGACCACACCCCAGCGGTGGAGGTCAGCGCGGAGTCGATCGCGCCGACGCCGGAGATGAGCGCCGGAGTCACGTTCGCCGGCGCCTCGTCGGTGGGTGCCGGTGCATCGGCCAGCAGTCGAATCGCGAAGGATCCGCGTTCGATCGGCACGCCAGCCTCGATCTCGGCGAGCAGCCGATACTCGTGATCCTCGGTCAGCCCGCACGAGGCGCGAAAGACCTCTGTGCTGCCGCTGCGGAACACCGCGAGCGTCGGCAAGCCTGCGCCGAGCGCCGCGTCGACGTAGGGGCCGGGCGCGACGATGCGATCGCCTGTCGGGTCCTCGACCACCGTCCAGGTACCAGCCGTCACCGAGCGAATTGTCTCGTCGTCATCGTCGACGAAATCGATCTGCGTGCCGGCGGCGAACTGGCCAGCGAACGCCTGCGCACGCGAAGGCACGTCGGGCTGCGCGAAGATCGCGGCCCACGTCGATGGTGCAAGCGTGATGCTCATAGGCGGGCGATGTAGGCGAGCGCGTAGTAGGGCGGGCGGTTCTCGTGCGCGCCGCCGCCGCCCACGCCAGAGGTCGTGCCGCTGATGCTGTGCGCATGACTGCCCGCCGCGTTGATGCCCAAGCTATGGGCATGGTTGCCGGCGTGGTCGGAATACGTCGCGGTGAGCGTCTGGTTTGGCGACGACGTGTCGTTGCGCTTGACGGTAAAGGTGCCGCTGCCAGCATCTCCGGCGTACAGCTGATGTCGATGATTCCCGTCGGCCGACGTGGAGCCGCTATGCGTGTGGTAGCCGTCCGTGCTCGTCGTCGTGGACAGCGAGTGCGAGTGCGCCGGCATCTGCGCGGCGGAGAGCGCGACCGATGCTGCACCGCCCGTATCTCCGGGGGTGTACCCGTTACCAGCGCCGACGATGAATCGGTCGCGCAGGTCGGGCGTGCCGCTCGTGCCGTCGCACAGCTTCCAGCCGGCAGGGATCGATGCGATCGACCCCGACCACATGATGATGGCGCCAGCCGGCATCGCGGCGGCAGCGATTGCCGCGTCCAGATCGGTCTTGCGCACCGCGTGGTTCGCCGCGGTCGGCGCACCGGACACCGCCAGGCGTCCCGCAGCGTCCCACGTCGGGTGGCCCGTCGTCAGCGCGTTGGGCGTGATCGAGCCGGGCGTCGTGCCGCCTTCAGGGCCTACTGGCCCTTGCGGTCCCTGAGGACCGACTGCACCGGCGGGGCCGGCCGGGCCTTGCCCCCATGCCGTGCCGGCCGTCCACGTACCGTCCTCGGGAGCCTCGCGGAAGTAGATCATCCCGACGTCGAGCGCGAGCACCGAGAAACCCACGGGCGCCATGTCGAACGCCGCGCGGTCGGCGACCTCGAGCACCGTCACGTTCGGCTCGAAGCTGTAGCCGGCGAGCCCGCGCGGGCCGACGTCACCCTCCGGGCCCGGGTCTCCTTTGTCTCCCTTCGGGCCAGGCGTGGTGCTTACCGGGCCTTCCGGGCCTGGATCGCCCCGGTCGCCCTTCGGGCCGGGAGGCGCCAATGCGGCGATCGCCTGCATCGCATCGCCCGAGAGCGCCGAGGGCGTGACGACGCCATCGCGCAGCGTGCCGTCGTCGTTCTGGATGAGCGCGAGGTTCGAGCGCAGTGCGCCGGTCGTGCGCGCGATCGCCGCGAACTCCTCGTCCACCGACGGCAGCGCGATCAGATCGCGGCCGGCCGAGCCCGTGGTCTCGCTGAAGTTGGTCTGCGGGGTGTAGATTGGCGCCTGCGGCATGCCCGCACCGTACGAAACCGCAATTGGCTCACTCCACCCCATGACGCAAGCTGAGCGACTGTTCCTCGTGCCGCTGCTGGCGAAGGTGATCCCACTCGTCTTCTGGGCGGCCTACGTCCTGCTGTGGCACGACTGGCTCGCGCCGAAGTGGGCGCGGTTCATCGACTCGGCGTGGGATCGCGTGTACGTCGCCTACTGGCGCCGCAAGGGCGTCACTGCGCAAGCATCCCCGCGAGCGCGGGCGTGAGCACCTGAGCCGGCAGGGCGGGAGGCGCGACCATCGTCGCCTGCGCGCCGCGGAACGCGTTCATTGCGGCGACCGTGCGCTGCGGGTCGAGGATGATCTGCGCAAGCTCCTCGGCCGCGCGCCTCCTCGCCGACTCCGAAAGGCCAGTCTGCGCGCCGCGCAGCAGGTTTGCCGTCGTCGGCCCAACGAGCGGAACGCGCCGCACGACCTGATCGATGACGCCGGTGAGAATCGGCGAGTCGATCGCGGTGCTCGAGAGGATGCGATTCATCTCCGTGTCGGAGCCGCCGCGCGCAGCAGCCATCGCTGTCGCACGTTCGGCGCGCGCGAGGTCAGTGCCGACGTTGTGCAGCGCCTGCACCTGATCGGGCTCGAACAGTCCAGGCAGCGCCTCGGCCCGACCACGGATCCAGCTGTTGAACCTCGACGAGGAAAGCTCGCCGCCGGCCTTGGACGCGAACGCATCGAGGTCCGTGATTGCGTAGTTGCGCAACGCCTGCAGGGCCTCCGCGTCGCCGGGCACCAGTTGCTGCAGGCGGTCGATGTCGATGCCCTGCGTGGCGCCAGAGTTGAAGAAGCCGCGCGCGACCTCCGCGCCCTGCGCCTTCGGCAGGTCATCGGCACCCCACTGGAAGATCGCCTTCGCCGGGCCGGTGTCGTAGCGCTCGCCCATCGTGCGGCGCAGCGCGCGCGCCGCATCGAATGCCTTCGCAGACTCGGGAGCAAGGTTGCCCGCCTGCACTGCGTTGTCGAACGTGTCGTCGAGAATGCGCTGCACGTTGCCGAAGGCTGCCGATGCACGCGGGTCGGTGTTGGCGAGCGCGACCGACTTGCCCTGCGCCGTGCTGCGCGCGAGGTTGACGTCGGGGAAGCGCATCGGAATGCCACCCGAGAGATCGTCGATCATGCCGCGAAACTCGGTCGCGTTCGGCACGCCATGCAGGGGCGCACCGGGGTAGTAGCGGCGCAGCACTGCCTGCAGATCGCCGGAAGGTGGCGTGAGATACGCGCCCTGCAGCTCAGGCACGTTGTACGCGGCGTTGATCGCCTCGCGCAGCACGTTGCGGTTCTCGGTGGCGTTCCTCGCGATGATGTTGCCGGCGTTCGTCGCAGATTCGATCGGCGCGCTCGTGATCGGCGAGATTCCCTCGAGCACCGCACGGCGCGCCGCGTCCTGCTCGATCTCGCGCGCCGGGATCGTCGCCGAGTAGTTGCGCACGACCTTGCCGAGCCGCGCGATGCCGGCGTCGTCGGCAGCCTGGTGCGCCATCGGCATCGCGCCGGGCACCAGCTCGGGCGCGTTGGTCAGGTTCTGAATCGCACGATCCGGGCCCACCGCGGCGCGCGTGAGGCGCTCGCCTGCGCGGTACGGCGCACCGGCGCGCATCCGACGCACGGCGTTGACCGCATCCGTTCCGCCGCCGACGATCGCCTGTCCGCCTGCGCCGCCCATGAAGCCGAGCAGCGCGTTCACGATCGCCGAGTCGTCGTCGGTCTTCGTGCCGAGAATCGTCCCCTGTCCTGCGCCGAGACCGCCGGCCATCGCCATCGAGCGCAGCTTGTTCAGCGCGCCACCAGCCCTCCACGCCTGCTGCGCGGCGTTCGCCGCCTGCGTCTGGCCCGTGCCCGGCAGGAACGCCGTCGCGACGTTGCCCGCCACGCGCCCGCCTGTTGCCCATCCGCTGCCGCCGTAGGCGTCCTGATACTGCTGCTCGGCCTGTTTGTTCAGGTCGGAGACGCGCGAGGCTTCGCTGCCGAAGAACTTCGCGATGGGGTTGTCGGGAACCAGACCGTATGCGCTCGTGGCGAACGCGAGCGCCTTGGGCACGAGGTACGCGCCGCTGTCCACCGGATCGCGCGCGCCGCGCACTGCGCCGGCGCCGAGGGCTTCGACGGCGCCGGGTTGTTCGGCCAGTACGGGAGGCTCTTCGACCAGCGGCACCGACTCTGCGGCCGGCGCAGGCGCCGCGTAGCGCTCCCACGGGCCGCCAGCGGGCGCGGGCTGCGTCGGCTGGCCTTGCGGTGCCTGCTGCGCGTAGCGCTCCCAGGGTTTCATGGACGGCTCTCCACGGGCTCCCACGATTCGCGATCGGCCGGGTCGCCGCCGCGGTATCGGTAGCCGTCGACGATCTCGCCGGCGCGCGGCGGTCCGGCGCCGACATCCGGATCGCCGAACTCGGAGGTGTACGCCTGCTGCATGCGCGACTTCACGCCGTCGACGAACTCGATCACGCGGCCGAGCTCGCGCTGAAACTCCTCGTAGCTCTGCGCCCGGTCGAGCGCGGCGAGGTTGTTCTGCAGCATCGTGTTTTCGCGATCGGACACCTGCCCGAGTGCGCCGCCGGTCTTCGACATATCGCGCATCGTCTGCAGCACGCGGAAGGCGACCTGCGATTTCAGGGTGTCAAGCTTCGCCGCGGCGTTCGCGCGATCGGTGCCCGGGATGTTCGGGAACATGCCAGGGATGCCGGTGATGCCCTTCAAGCCCGGGTGATCCTTCACCTCGCGCGCGATCTCGCCGAGGCGGTCGAGCTCGGCCACGCTCTGGTCGAGCGCAGCGCGCGCACGCCCAGCCTCGCGGTTGCGCCTGTCGATGCGCGCCTGGTCCGCGGGCGATAGCGGTTTCCCGCCGATAGGCTGGCCGTTGACCGTCACGGGCGTGGCCGTTCCGTCCGGGTTGATCTGGATGCCACGCGCCGAGTCGTAGGTCGGCTTGGCTGTCGCGGTGGGCTTCGGCCCGATCGGCGTCCCCTCGGCCGTCATCGCCGGTACGAACGCGCCGGTGCGCCAATCGATGAACCCGCCGCGGTCGGCGTCCCACGTGCGGTTGCCCTGCTCGATCTGCTGGCGCGTACGCGCCGCGCTCGCATTCGACGCATTCGCCGACGCGCGATCCTTCGCGACTGCCGCGTCGTGCAGCCCCGGGTCGTACTGATGCGCGCCGGTGAACGCGCCGAACGTGCCCATGCCGCCGGGCAGCGCGGCGAACAGATCGGGCGCGCCTTTGTTGGTGCCGGCACCGAGCATGAATGCCGCGCGGTTCGGGTCGGTGGCGAGCATGCCAGGCGCGGCGAGCCGCTGCGCGCTCATGCCCGCTTCCTTCATCAGCGTGGCGATGTCGCCGACGCCCGAGCCCTTTTCCGCGCTCTCGGTGCGCGCGGCGTGCAGCGAGGCGATGGTCTCGCCCAGCAGGCGCAGCTGCTCGGGGCCGAGGCCGGCCTTCGCCCCCTCCGTCATCGCGACCCGCGCGGTCTCGAGCGGAATGCCCAGCCGGTAGGCGGCGTTCTGCGCGAGGAACTCGGGGTCGGCGCGCATCTCGCGCGCCCTGAGGTTCGCGCGTTGCATCTGCTCAGCGAGATCGACCTCGCGCACCTTCTGTGCAGCATCGGTGCGCGCCTTCTCGGCCTGCGCGCCGTACAAGTCGATCTGACCGCGCGTGGCGTCGGCCTTCAGGAGCCGATCCGTTTCGGCGTCGGCCGCCTGTTGCTTCAGCCCGCCGCCGAACAGACCAGCCAGTCCGGAGACTCCCGTCATCGGTGCATAGCCACGTGGCATCGTCTCACCTCACTCGCATGCCCGTGAGCGAGCCGAAGCTGCTTTGCGGGATGGCGCTGCGCTGGCCGGACAGCATCGGATTGCCCGTCAACGTGCCGAAATTGCCGAGATTCGGATCGGCAGGCGCCGCGGGAACCGTCGTCCCGAACGCTCCACCCACGCCGGCGCCGATCGCCGGCCCTGCGGCCTGTATCAAGCCACCCGCGAGCATCTGCCCCGAGTTCACGTTGCCTGCCTGATCGATGCGCGTGCGCGAGTTGCGCGCCGCCTGCTGCATGATCGACACCAGGTTGTCGACGTCGCTGGCGCCCTGCGCGTTCGTGAGCCCCTGCTCGAACATCATCTGCCGCCCGCCGCCGGCGCGCGCTGCCATGCCTGCCTCGAGGATCGCGCGCTCGAGCTCCGCCGCGGCGCGCTTGGCCATCTCCGTGTCGTAGCGACTCGACGCCCCGACCGGGCGCGAAGCGCTCTGCGCGGTCGTCTGCGCTGCCTGCTGGGCGACGCCCTCGAGGCGCTCCTGCGCGGGCTGCACGACGCGCTGCAGCTGCTCCTGCGGGTCCGCGGCGACCTTCACGGCGTTTTCGAGCACCTGTGCCTGGCGGCGGCGGTCGAACTCCTCCTGCTCGTCCTGCGCAGCCTCGATCTCGCGCCGCTGGCGTTTCTGCGCGTCGCGCTGCGCGTCGTACTGCAGGTACGCGCCGCCCGCCGAGGCGATCGCCGAGATGATGAGCGGTATCAGTAGATCGAGGCCAAACATCAGAAGCTCCCCTGGATGATCGTGCCGCTGCTCGGCCTGGCGATCGGGTACTGCGGCTGATACTGACGCTGCGCCTGCTGCCGGCCCGACAGGATCTGGTAGCGCGCGAGCGCCGGCTGCATCGCCTGTGCGTAGGAGTCCACGGCCGCGTAGTTCGTTGCGCCCTTGGCGGCGTCGACGTTCGAGGCCATCTGCGAGAGCGCGTTCTGCGTGGCGTTGCCGGCGTCCAACCCGGAACGCATCTGTGAGATGAGATTCAGGCGCGTCCGCTCGTCGTTGGCTCGCACCTCGTCGGCAGCCGACTGCGCGGTGTTGCTCGCGTCCATCAGCGCGCGGCCGAACTCGCGCTGTTCCAGACCCTGCGCGCTCACGTCGGCCGAGCCGCCGGTCAGGCCCGTGCGCGCAAGACCGAAGCGGAGCTTCCGCAACGTATCCTCGCGGTTCTCGTTCAGGCGGTTGGCCTGCAGGTCGTAGACGTCGTCGCGCACCTGGTTGTAGATCGGCGCACGCCCGCTCGGGTTATTGCCGGGTCGCCCGACGATGCCAAACAGGCGGTTCAGTTCGGCGATGCGTAGCGCGAGATCCCACTCCTCCTGCGACTCGCGCGCCGAATTCGGCAGCCACACCGACGTATTGCCGCCTGCGCGCGGCGTGGTCTGCAGGTAGAAGCCGTCACCGGTATCGGTCGATAGGTTTCCGCGAATTCCAGTCAGGGTGCTCATCCCGCAACCCCCAGGTTGTCGAAGTGGTAGATCAGCGCCGACAGCTCGAAGGACTCCGGCGCCTCGTGCTCGATGACGGCGGCCACCGACGGCGCCATGAGTCCGACCGGGATCCAGCCCTGTGGGCGCGAATCGTCGGGGAGCATCGAGAGGTCGATCGGGCCGGCTTCGAATACCTCGGAGCCCGTGTCGGAGCGGAAGAGATGCGTGATCTCGAAGCGCCCAGCGCGCGCGCTGCGCGTGGCGACGACGTCCATCGCGTGGATCTGCTTCAGCGCCGCTGGCGACTTGAAGTCGAAGAACGGCGTGACGACGCGCACGCGCGGTGCCGCTCGCCCCTCGGCCGGCATCTCATCGGCCCATGCGTACGGATCGCGATCGGAACTGAGCGCCGCCACCGCGGCTCGCGCGTCGTCGTCGTAGGCGTAGTCCGGGTCGAGACGGTAGATGTCGCCGTCGGCCGAGCGCAGGTAGGCCGTGCCCTCGAAGTCCACGGCGCCGGCGATCTCCCACGGGAAGACGTACTCGCTCCACGCGTAGACCTTCGCGGTGCGGCTGAACGAATACACGAGAGCGCGCGCACCTTCGATGAGCCAGAACTGTCCGAGGCTGGGGAAAAACCGCGCGAGCGCGCGCGTGGTGAACTGCGTGGCCAGGCGATCGACCGGCACGCCGACGTCCAGGTCCATCGCGTTGGCGTTCTGGGCGTTGAGCACGATGCTGCGCACGCCGGACGGCGAGAGGAAGAACAGGTCCGCCCCCACGTTCGCGCCCGTGTCGCCGGCCACCTGGCCCACGGCGATTGTTTTGTAGAACCGCATTTCCGCCGGGTCGGGGTCGACATCCCACAGCTGCGCGGCGTCCCCCGTGCTCACCACGAGCCGGCCGTCGAACTCGCCCAGCGCGGCAATCGTGTTGCTCGATCGCGTCTTGCGGTTCGTCGGCAGGAAGCCCGCGTCGTCCTCGGCCGTCCAATCGCGCGGATCATCGGTCTTGGAGAATCGCACGACGCCCGAGGGGTCGCCCGCGAACACCTTGCTCGCGATCGGAATCGCCGTCGTGCCGTTCGGGCAGTTGGCGTCCTCGATGCGGTTGGCAGTCAGGTCCGTCGGCTTGCCGAAGAAGTGCCGCACGCCGACGTCGGTCGCCGCGACCACGTACAGCGAGTCGGCCACGAGGAAGGCCGCGTGCACGCGATCGATACGATCGCCCGGGTTGCCCGGTATGCTGCCCGCGTAGTCCAGTCGCATCGTGCGGTAGCGCGCGGAGTCCTGCACGAACGGTACGGAGGTGATCGCCTGCACCTGCGGGTTCGCGCCGCCCCAGAAGCCGGTGAGGCACCCCGGGCCACTGAACAGCCCCCGCACCCCCGGCCCCCAGGACCACACGTAGCGCGCACCGGGGCGCTTTCGCACCGCCTTGCCGGGCGTCACGTAGGCGTTCCGAAGTTCCCGGAAGCGGTTCGCATCCTGAATGTTCGCCGGGCGCGAGAGATCTACGCCGCCGGAGAACTCCGCATAGACGATGCTCGCCACATCAGCCCCCCGGGACCGACGTGGGCGGCAGCAGGTACGGCACGTCTTCGTCGAGCACGCGGCGCTCGCTGCGCGGCGTGACGACCGTCGCGCGCCGATGCCGGCCCTTCAGATCGAGCAGCATGGCTTCGAGCTGTTGCGCGTACTGCGGGCCGTCCGGCTGTCGGTAGTGCAGCTTCGCGTTGGTCAGCGCATGCAGGAACAGCGGCCCAGTCGGGATCGAAGCGACGTGACTGTCCTCGGTGAACGGCAGCAGCGACCGCACGTATTCGATGCGCAGCTTCGAGTCGACGATGGGCTCAGGGTGCAACTCGATCTGCACCTTCCATGACGGATTGACGGCATCCGCGTTCCACCGGATCTCGTAACGGCAGGGATCGGCGGGCGCGGAGAAGTTGCGCTGCTGCACGCTGATGCCCTCGCGCAGCGCGAGCCAGGCGCCCCAGGAGAGGATCCATACGCCCTCGATGCGCTCGAGGTTGCAGTCGGTCGGCAGGTCGTACCAGATCGAGCCGTCTGCGACGTCGATGACCGCAGAGGCGCGCAGGTGCTTCCACTCGCCGACCTCGTAGAGCGCCTCCTGTGCGCGCTGCAGGAACGAGTCGAGAATGGGCTTGGCGAACGAGATTCCGGCCGCACCACCGATCCGCACCTGTAGCTCGGTGCGCAATGATTCGAGCGTTCGCGGGGGCGTGGCCGAGAACGTCACGTGGTGGCCTTTTCCTTCGCGCGCGCTTTCGGGCCGACGGCGAGCTGCTGCAGGTCGGCGATGAACTGGCGCATCGTGGTGTAGGCGAGGTCGACGTAGGAGCGCCCGCTCTTGGGCTCCTCGCCGTACAGGCGCGCCAGGCGCTCGTACTCGATGCGCGGATCGTCGATCGTCACCTCGTCGGGTGTGGCGTCGATCGCGTCGAGCTTGATCTGCTCGCCGTGCACCGCCTGCAGCACCGGGATTTCGTGCTCGCCGACGTCGACGAGGAGGGTCTCCGCCATGTCGCGGCGGATGGGAACGCGCTTGATCGAGATCTGCATGGAGTCTCCGGGTTGAAAGGGCGGGCCCGAAGGCCCCGCGGATGCTCAGGTGATCGAGATCACACCTTGCGCCTTCGAGTGGTTCAGCGTCATCGCGCCTTTCCAGGTCAGCGCCATGTACACGACGTACTTGTCGTACGGGCGCGGCGGCTTGCGGCTGACCATGTCCTGCCCCTGCAGCGGGCGCAGCTTCAGGTGCCGCAGGTTCAGCATGTAGCAGCGCTTGGCCCAGTGCACCGCGGGCGTGACCGCCCCGCCGAAGTTGTCGTCCCACTCCGGCGCCCACTGGATGGGCACGCCGTTGAAGGCAAGGCCCGTGATCGCCGGATCGAGCTTCGTGCCGCCGGTGGGCGCGATCTGGATGTAGCGCTGGATGACCGAGGCGTTCGCCGCGGCATCGCGGAACATGTCGATGTAGTCCTTGCCAGCGATGATCGTGGTCGGACGACCGCCGTTGCGCGAGCAGGCACGCCACATGTTCTCGGTCTTGCCCAGGATCGTGCCGGCCGCGAGCCCCGTCTCCCGATTCGAGAGCCACGCCGGCACGTCGAACCGATCGATGCCGCCGACGACTTCCGTGCCGGTCGCCGTGGGCGCGGCCTTGATCGGCACGAGGAAGTCCAGGCCCGCGATCGCGTCGGTCGAGGACGAGCCGTCCAGGTGCAGGGCCTGCGAGAACTTCTCTTCGTAACCCAGCCGAAGCACCTCGCTCTGCTCGGTGAGCAGGTTCGTGAGCTGGATCATCTCGGCGTCGCTCGCGCTCGCCTGCCGATCGTCGGTGACGATGATCCCGTTCTGCGCGAGCCGGTCCTCGTCGAGCATCAGGCCGTCGTGCGCACTGCGCCACGGGTACTTTGCCTGCTCGATGGTGTTGCGCTCGTTGTAGGTCACCGAACCCGAGCCGCGGTACCACTGGAAGTTCGAGCTGTAGCGCATGCGCAGCTGCTCGACGACGTATTCCTTCGCGCCGGGAAACGACGTCTTGCGCTTGTTCAGCTCGTTCATGAGCGGCCGATCGACGGCGATCTGATCGACGGGGTTGTTCTTCAGGTAGAAGTCCAGGCCGACCTTTGCGGCCTCGGCGAGCTGTCCGGCAGTGAACGGCATTTCAGCCTCCTGTGCGAATTGGATGGAAGAACCCTTTCGGGGCCGCTCCGATTCGCGGTTGGCGAGGCCGCATTCAGCCGATTGCTCGGGCGGGCGCGCGCTGACGAGGCGTGCAGGTGCTGTCAGGTGCGACCGTACCGAGGACGAATTGGCTCACTCCACAGTGCGAAAAAAGCCCGCCATGTAGGCGGGCCAAGGTGGCGCAATGCCACCGGGAGGAGACAACCGGGAAAAGGCGTCAGGCTGTGCCGATCGCGCCGGCGATGGCTTCCTGCATCGAGGACGGCTCGCGCCGGCCGACGTTGGCCGCCGACGGGCGCAGCGGCTGCGGCGTGTTCGGTGTCGGCGTCGGGCGCGGCGGTGCCATCGTCGTCATCGTCTGGCCGATCGCGTCGTAGGCCATCTGCAGCGCGCTCGCCCAGTGCTCGGGCGGGATGGTCTCGGCCACGCGCTTGGCGTGCTGCTGCATCAGCGCCTGCTTCTTCGGCCAGTCGAGGTCGGTCTGCGACCACTTCTGGACCATCGCGCTCACGCTCTGCGTAGCGCGCTGCACGGCCTGCACGTACTGCTGCTGCGTGCTCTGCTGGGCCTGCGCCGCCTGCTGCTGCTGTTGCTGCTGCGCCTGGAACTGTCGAGCCTGCAGCACCTGCCGGGCGTACTCCGGCGTGATCTTGCCGTCCTGCACGGCCTGCGCCAGGTCGGGGTGCTGCACGAACGGATCGGAGCCGTTCGGATCGCGCCCCATGACCGTTCGGAACTGCTGCGTGAGGTGCCCGAGCAGCGGCTCGATCGCCTGCCAGTTGCCGGCCTTCACCGCGCGGGTGAAGTCGAGCATGGCGAGGATCTCGCGATCGTCGGCTCCGGTGTCGGCGATCATCTGCTGGAACGCGGTGACGGTGCCGCGCATCTCCTCGAGCTGCGCAGTCGCGGTTTCGGCGGCCGTCGTCGCCTCTTTCGCGCGCGTGACCAGCGCCTGGAAGCGCTCGCGCGCCTCGGGCTTCAGGCCTTCCGGCTCGCGGTACGGGTCGTCGGCGGGCGGCTGCTGCTCGCCGGGCTTCGCCGCGGGCTTGGCGGGCTGCTGTTGCTGCGCGTTCGGGTCAGCATCGGCGGCTGCATCCTTCGGCAGGAAGCGCCCATCGGGACCTCGCGGACGATCGTCGCCAGCGATGGGCTGCTGCGCACCGTCATCGTCTTCGCTCGGCTGGCCCAGCGAGCCGCGAAGCGCATCGAGCATCGAACCGGGGCCGCGGTCGTCGGTGCTCTCGGCTTCGGGCTGCTGGCCTTGCTCGGGCGCGTCGAGCGCGCCGTCGTCGATCTGCTCGTTCTGGTCGGGATCCATCCGTCCTCCTGTTACGCCGCGTCGGTCAGCGGCGACCAACCGGTATTGCCGGTGCCGGTTTCCTTCACGTAGACGATCGTGTCTTCGCTGCCGTCGTATCGAATGGCGACCGTGCCCGGGGCTGCCGCGACCGCGCCCTCGGGCGTGCCCTTGACGAACAGCAGGGGCGGGCCGAGCGTCTTGTCGATCTCCAGCGTCGCCGTGCCGGTGACGGGCACGCCGCGCACCACCACCGAATACGGGAAGCGCTGCTCTTGCGTCGTGCTCTGCGGGATCGTGCCGAAGGCCCAATCCTGGTACGTCAGCCCACCATCGGCGCTGACTTCGACCTTCGCGGTGGACGACGCCGGGGTGATGAGGCGCACCGGCGCGCCGGGAGGCACCGCGAAGACTTTCGAAGCTTCGACGCCCGCCTTCAGGGGAAAAGTGACGACTTCGCCTGCCATTTCACACTCCTACGAGTTCAGCGGGCGAGCCCGCAGGTTGGGGATTCATCGCCGCGTCGATGATCTCGGGCGGCAGTTCGGCCGGCATGCCCTGCTGCGGCAGCCCTTCAGCCGGGGTGGCGCCCGGCATCGCACCGGGCATCGGCAGTGCCGGCAGCGGCGGGAAGAACTTCTCGATGTCGATGCGTTCGTCGAAGCGCTTTAGCGTCTCGCGCAGCAACTCGATCACGCCCTCGGCCTGGTCGTTCAATCCGGCTTGGCGGAACTGCAGCACCTGCTGCATGAACGACATCAACTGCGGGGCGAGCTGCACCCACTGCTCGCGCTCCTGGTGGCGGTTCGGCTTGCCGGTGGAGCCCGCCCGGATGCGGATCGCGACCATGTCGACGACTTCATCGCGCGGGAGCGTCGGCCACACGTACCCGGGGCCGGCCACGCGCTCGACCTGTTGCGGCGTGAGTTCCAACAGGAAAATCTGCGCGGCGTACTCGGCCATCTCGCCGATGAATTCCTCGATCGTGTCCTGCCGATAGGCGGTGCGCGACTGCATGCCCATCGACTGAATCTCGGCCTCGGTGGCGGTCTTGGCCTTCTGAATGGAGGCTCGTGACGCGTCGCTCGCGCCAGACGTTTGCTCGAAGTCGCGCAGCACAGGCGTCGTGTCATAGGCGGTCGGGTCGATCGGCGAAGCCGGGATCGGAACAAGCTCACCCTGCAGCGGCGCGTTCGCGCCGTTCGTCGCGACGCCGATCATCTGCCGGCCGCGCCGGTTCGCGAGGTTGTCGACGTCCTGGTCGGTGAGGGCGCCCCCCTTGCGGTAGGCCCAGCCCGGGCGGTTTTCCTTGCGCGCCTGCGCAAGCTGCGTGCGCATCGCGTTGTACTCGTCCTGCAGCCCGGTCCACTGCTCGACGTCGGAAAGGGGATAGAGCTGACCGTCGACCTCGTTCCAGTAGAGCGCGAAGAACGGGTACCAGCGCCGCCCAACGCGTTCCGGGCGGAACGGCTCACGCGCCCATTCCCTCGCGCCGAACTCCAGCGTGTAGATGGTCTGGCTCGCACGGTCCCAGATCTCGAGCACGCGCACGAACTGCTCGCGCTCGCGCTTTCGGTTGCCCGCCTGATTGTCGCGAGCCTCGCGGCGGTCGCCGTACTTCGTGCCCTTCGGCTTGCGGCCGAACCGCTCCTCGAAGTCCGAGCAGGTCATGAAGAGCTGGTGCGCGATGGCGCGAGCCTGCGGGTACTCGCTGAACGTCGTCAGGCTCTCGTCGAGGATCAGGATGTCCTCGTCGGCGACGAAGTCGATCACGAGCCCTTCCTCGACGAGCACCTCGACCTGCTGCTCGAGCGCCGCGAGCTGCTGCTGCAGTTCCGCTTCTTTCGCCTCGGTGTCGCCGTCGCCGCGCTCGATGCTGGCGGTGAGCGCCCGGATGCGCGCGAGGTTGTCCTGTGCGTCGGCGATGCGGTTGACAATGACCGGGTCCTGCTGGAAGTCGCGCTGGTAGCTGACCTTCAGCCAGGCGACGCCGTTCGTCATCGCGCTCGGGATCGCGCGCGTGATGCGCTTCTTGAGCCGGCCGCCGCGAACGAACATCCGGTTCAGGACGATCTGCAGCGTCTGGCAGAAGGTCTCCAGTGCCCCATAGGACTGGTCTTGCACCTGCTCCTCGGGCGATACATCGATCTCGGGATCTTTCGCGTAGTACAGCGGCACGAGCGTCTGCATGATCCCGAGGATCAGGTTCGCCCGCACTTCCTCCGGGTCGCGCTTGGTCTCGTCCTCGAGCCCCTGCACGCCGCGCACGTACTTCTGCAGCTCGACGTTGCGCTTGCGCCGCGCCTTGTTGTCGTCGGTCGCCGATTCGATGGACGACTGGAAGCGCTTGATGAGCGCCAGCGTTCGCGGATCGGTCTCCGGCTGTGCTGGCGTTGTCTGCTGCTCGTCAGCCACGGTCGGCGAACATCCGTTCGAGCTTCAGGCGCTGCTCACCGCTCAGGCCCGCCGATCCATCCGTGCGAGCCTCGACCGTCTGTTCGGTCTCGTCGGTGAGCGATGCCATCGCAGCCAGGCCGTCGCGGATCGTGTCGGCGAGGCCGGCTTCGGCGATCGAATCGGCTTCGAGCGCGGACTTCGCTATCGGCACGAGGATCGGAGCGCCTTCGAACAGGTGCCCACCGATGCTGTAGACCCGGAACCGGCGCAGATCGCCGCGCTCGTCGCGCAACTCGTCGACGCCTTCGTACCGGGTCGAAGCGCCTCGGGCGGCCAGCAGCTCGGCGAAGGTCAACGAGGGGCGCGTCTCGCGCAGGCGGGCGATGAGGTTCATGGTTCGCCCTTCTACCTGGGGCGAATTGACTCACTCCACCTTCGCGATCAAGCGGTCGTTTTCAATGTCGCCGCCATCGCCCGAATCGCGTTGTGCGCTTCCTCGACGCAGGAGTTGTCGGACACGCGGCGAATCACTTCTTCGGCGGATACGCGCAGCGCGTGCATCCTCGCCTTGAGTGAGGCGACCTCGTTTTCGAGGCGCTCCTTGTCGGCGGCGAGCTTCGCGTGCGCCGTCTCGTCGATGTCCAGGCAGCCGCCCTTGCTGCGATGGCCGGTGTAGCGGATGGTCATCGCAGCGCGGTATCGATTGCGGCGCGCAGATCGTCAGCGGTCGGCTTCGAGTCGCCGGCACGCAGGATCGGCGTGGCGAACACGTACAGCGTGTCGCCGCCGATGCCGCGCTGCCCGATCATGTACTCGGCCATCCTCTCGATGCGCGCTGCGTCGGCGCGCAGCCGCCTCACCTCGGCGACCAGCGGCGCGATGTTCGCCGGACTGCATGCGGCGATGTAGGCGGCCGTCTCCAGATCGATGATCTCGTTGGAATCGGCGATGTACACCACGCCCCCGGGATTACGGCGACTTTTCGCCAGCACCTCACCACCTTCCTCGCTCCACCACGGTCCGGGGTATGGACCACCTCCCAGAGCCTTGATGATCTCGTCGTCATACTTTGCCATCAGGTTCCCTCACGCCTTATACCGACTCACCGGCTTTCGCTCCGGTGCGTCCAACACGCGCGCCGGCACCCTGCCCAACGTCGGCGGGGGCGGCGCGGCCTTCTCGGCTTCGGGCAGGAGCCCCTTGCCGAACTTCTGCATGCCGCGGGCGGCCAGCGACAGCACGTCGACGCCGTCGTCGTACGCGCCGGCCGGGAACGCCTGCAGTTGATCCATGAGCGCAGCGACCCACGGGCGCCCCTCGGGCACCGCGAGCCACCCCATCGCGACGAGCGCCTGCAACGACCTGGCGCGCGTGGGCTTGTCGTGGATCGACGCGAGCCACTCCATCCAGCAGGCAATCTGCCGCTGCTGCATGCGCTTGATGAGGAACGGCTCGACAGCGCGACGGATCGGCCCGGCCTCGCCGAACCAGATCGCGGGCTTCCACTTCTCGACAAGGTCGAGCTGGCGCTCGATCCAGACGTCCGAACCGGTGCGATCGCGCCACCAGTCGAGCAGGTGCCAGCGCGACTCATGGTCGATGCCGATGATCCCGTGTTCGGTGTAGTCGCCGCCGTCCTCGGTCACGGCGTAGTCGCTCGCGCCGATGATCACCATGCCCTTCGGAGCGATGCCGTAGCGGGCGATCTTCGTCGTGTCGAAGTAGCCGTCGCTGTCCGGCGCGGGGCGCTGCTGGTAGAGCGAGGCCCAGGTGCGCGCGTTCGATCGGAAGTTCGCCCAGTGCTGTTCGTCGAACCACTCTGGCCATAGCATCTCGCCACGCGCACGCCCGAGCGGATCGTCAGCGCGTTCGGCTTCGGCCGGCAGCGAGAGCACCTCCCACGTCTGCCCGTCGCGGCACTCGATCATCCCGGAGCGACCATCGTAGCCCTCGGGCAAGATCGACCCGGCGAGGTCGGCCTCGTGCCATCGCGTTTGCACGAGCACGATCCAGCCGCCCGGGATGAGGCGCGTCTTCAGGTCGTCGTCGTACGCCTCGCGCGTCTTCTTCCTGATCACCGGGCTGTCGGCGTCCTCGCGGCCCTTCACCGGATCATCGATCAGCAGCCCGTTGGCGCGGTTGCCGGTGATGCCCGAGAGGATGCCGCCGGCGAGGTACTCGGAGCCGTTCGTGAGGGCCCATTCGTCGGCCGCCGAGGTGTCCGGCGCGATGCCGGCGCCGAAGATCGCTTCGAACCCGGATTGCCGGCAGATCTGCCGCGCGCGCCGGCCGTGACGACGCGCCAGATCCGACCCGTAGGACGCGAGAATGATCCGATAGCCCGGGTGCTTGCCCATGAGCCACGTCGGCGCGACGACGCTCGTGTAGGTGCTCTTCGCGCTGCCTGGCGGCATGAAGACCATCAGCCGACCGTGACGCCGCGCCGCGGTGCGCTCGATCGCCTCGAGCAGCAGCCGATGGTGCGCGGTGACGTTCGTCTCGATTGGCCGAAACAGCCACTCGTCCGGGTCGTCGCTCGCCGGCTTGCCAGGAACCTCGATCGCGTTCGCATAGTCGACCAGCGAGGCACGGGCGCGGCGCCGGCGCAGCAGCTCAGCCGCGGCTTCCGCCGGCGATAGCTTCGAGGTCTGCATCAGAGAGCGCGTGGCGGTGCTCGTGCTGCACGGGGCCGCCGCCCTTGCCGGTGTGTTCGACCTTGTCGGTCAGCATGCCGAGGTGACGCATGGCGAGCGCCAGCGCGGCGCCCTTGTCGAACACCTTCGCCTTCTTGGTGAACATCGGCACGTGCTTCAGATTCCCACCCTCGTCGATCGAAGCACCGCCGGCCATCTCGACAACATCGATGCCCGCGAGCGCCGCCGCCGCGTCATCGTCCAGATCGGTCGGCTTCTTGAGCGAGCCGTCGTCGCTGTACAGCTTGCGGATGTCGAAGAACGCGATCCTCGCCAGCTCCTGCAGCACTCGGTCCTGCGTGATGTGCGTGCGCCGCTCGCGCGCCCTCATGGCTTCCTGCACTGCAGCAACCACCTGAGCATTCCTGAGTAGCCGCGAGGCGTTCACCTCCGCCGCATTTCCGCGTGCTGCGTATCCCGCGCGCGCGTAGGCAGCCGTCGCGTTCAGATCGACGAGGTACTCGTCGACGAAGCGCTGCTGTTTCGGCGTCAGCGGTTTCACATCCTCGCCCTGTAGTAGCTCACCACGTGCCGTTTCCTGCCTGCGCCTTCGGTTTCGTACTCGACGACGCGCCGGTAGGCAACGAACACCTGCCGATCCAGCCGCATGCGGGTGAGCGTGTTGCGCACGGTATCCACGCGCTCGATACCGAGTCGCTCGGCCAGCTCGGCGGCGCACAGCGCGCGCCGCCGCAGCCAGAACAGCACCTGCTCGCGCATCGGTGCCGCGCGCAGCAGACGCCGCGGCTGAGACCGCCGCTCGTCGTCGGCAACGATGGCCGTGATGCCATTCAATCCCCGCTCCATCCGCGCGCAGCCCAACGCCAGAGCGCCAAGAACATCGCCATCGCGCCGATGAACGCACCGAAAAGCATGGCGAGGAGGATAGAGGCCGTCATGCGCCCACCTTGAACCGCTCGCGCACTCCCTGCGGGTCGCACCGCCCCTCGCGCGCCATCTGATCGCGGTAGTCGTCGGTGCAGTCCTCGCAGGGCGAGGTCGCGCCGTTGTGCACTCGGCGTGCAGCGCGCAGCCATGCGGCGTATGCGTCGAGATCCGGGAAGCACGGCGGGAAGGTGGTCGGCGCGGACATCAGAAGAACTCCGGCTCCGGCTCGCGCTCGGGGATGGCGAGCTCGGCCTGCTGCGCCTGCATCGGCTCGATCTCGACCTCGGCGCGCGGGTTCGTGCGATCGATGCCGTGGTAGACGTGCCGCTCGCGCACCTGGCGGTCGTTGCGGTACACGCCGGCCTGCACGAGCACGCGTTCCTTCGTGCGCTTGTCGGTCTCGTAGCGGTCCTGCAGGACGTCGAGCAGCAGCGATTCGTCCAGGTCGGGCCGCTCGCTCGCGTACCAGATCCGGATGGTCATCCGCAGCGGACCCTCGAGACGCTGACGCGCCGCCGGCGGGATCTGCCGCAGCGCATCGCGTTCGTAGGCGAGCGCCTCCTTCGACTTGATCGGCGTCGGTCGGCCCTTGATCGTGACGATCTGGCGGCTATTCGCCTTCGAACACGGCTGCCCGAGGATGACCAGGCGAATCACGACCGCGCCTCCCGGTACCGCCCCTCGCACCGCTCCCACGCAAGAACCGCCGCCCGCTGCGCGCCGCCGCCATGCGGATGCGTCGCCCGCGCGCAGGTCGGCGTGCCGCCGTAGCGCGCGAGCTCGCGGTAGTGCGCGCAGGCGGGGCATTGCGTGTCGGCGAGGTGGGTCATGCGGCCGCCAACCGCTCCCGCAGCGCGTAGCCCATGAGCGGCCACATCTTCGCGACCGCGTGCTGGCGCGCGATCTTGCGGCCCAGCTCGGCGTCGAAGTTCTCGTGCGAGACGCACGCGCTCTCGCCTGTGACGGTGAAGCCGTTGCGCAGCACGAGGACGCAGAAGGTGAGCAGACCGAGCGGACTGCATTCGGCGTCCAGCCGCACGTCATCGCCGTCCGCCTGAAACCGCCCGTTCACACCTTGCGCGGCCGTGAAGTAGAACTCGCTGGTGATGTTCGCCTCGATGTCGGCCGGCGTGACGCGCGGCGCGGTGAGGCCCTTCTGCTGGATTTCCTGCTCGATCTGGTCGTCGTTCATCGTCGTCTGCTCCCTCAGAAAACGCCGGAATCGGCCGGCTCCGCAAATGCGCGCGCGGGCGCGACGTCGGGCTCGTTCTCGGGATCCCACGGCGGCACGTCCTCGCCCGTCCGCAGCCGGTCGATGACGCCGGCCTGCATGAGCGCAAGCAGCGCGAGCTCGGCTTCTTCGCTGCGGCAACGCTCACCTCCTGTGTCGACATGCTCGAGCAGGATCGCGCGCAGGCGATGGTCGGTGAACGCGCCGCGCGCGAGCCTCTGCACGGCCAGCGCGGTCAACGGTCGACGTGCCCAGAAGAGCGGATCGCGCCGAGTGTTGCGGCCGATCGTGCCGAGCATCTGCTGCACTCGCGCGAGGTTCGCGCGGGCTTGCTCGCGGGTCGTCGGCGTGCCAACGAATTCGAGCCGTGGCGTGCGATCGGAGCCCGCCGGCTGCGCGCGGCACAGGCGCAGGAACTCGGGGAGCGTCGGGGGATTCTCGGCGTTCTGGCAGTCGACGAGCGCGCGCTGGATGCGTTCGGGATCGATGCCGGCGAGCGCTTCATCCCAGGTCGAGAGCACCTCGACCATGTCGGAGCCACGCCAAAGCGCGAGGAATCGCGTTCCCCACGTGGCGCGCAGCTTGGCGAACACCTCGCCGCCGATGGTGCGCTGCTTGCGGTCATCCGACACGGCGGGCCTCCACCTCGATCGTCACGGGTTCTGGTTTCGCCGGCTTCGTGCGGCCGTCGATCGCCGCGGAAATGCGGTCGATCTCGTCGCCGAAGGCGGAGCCGGGGCGCTGCCCGGCGCGCTGCGCGGTGCCTGGCGGGTGCTGCGGCATGGCGGCGGCGTCGCGCAGTCGGCCCTGCATCGCAGCGAGCACGTAGGGCTGATGCGCGTCGGGCTTCGTCTCTCGGAGCTCTCGAGCGAGATCGCCCAGCTGCTGCGGCGTCACGCCCTGCAAGAGCAGCTGCGCGAGCTTCGGGTCGGAGGGGTTGACCCGCTGCACGCCCGCCTCGCGCATGAGGCGGCACGCCTGCCCGGAAAGGGTCGGTTCCGGCGACTCACGCGCGGGCTCGCGCGAGGCTCCCGAACGAAGTGAGGGAGTTTCCCTTTCCCTTCTCTCTCCCTTTCCCTCTCCCTCTCCCTTAGACACAGAATCCCCGGGGACAGGGGTAGGGACATCCTCGGGACGCGCCGGGCCTGTCCCTCGGGACTCGTTCGGTATGTCCCCGGGGACATGCGAGGCTTGTCCCTCGGGACATTTCGGGTCGGGCCAACGATCGGAACCGGTGCGCTCGCGGTACTCGACCCACTCCTCGAAAGACGGATAGACCGGCTTGACGTCGAGGCGCTGGCCCATCTTCTTGAGCCGCTCGCACTCGCGGCGGTGCCGGTGCTGCAGCTTCGACGTCCAGGCCTCGTTCGCCTTCTCGGCGACGACGCCGTGATACAGGCGCCCGTCGCTGCACTTCACCCAGCCGCGCAGCGCGCCGACCCGGATCTTTCGCCAGTCGCGCACCCCGGAGCCGAAACCGTAGCCGGCGAGCGAGGCGAGCTCCTCGTCGTCGTCGGGCAGGCTTGCCGCGGGAACCTGGTGCCACGACGCGCACCACAGCAGCACAGCCGCGCGGAACGCGTCACCGCTCACCTTTGATGCGAGTCCCGAGTCACGCAGCCGGCGAACGTCGAGCGGCATGTACGGGAAGTCGGTCAGGTCGACGTCGGCCGCGACGAGCGGCGCGGGATTCTGTTGCTCGCTCACCCTCGCCCCCTCAGATACCGCTTCCCCATCCGATGCCCGAGCGGCCGCAGCTCGATCGCGATGCCGGCCTCGAGCAGCCCGGGCAGGTGGTCGTAGACGACGTGCGCCGTCACGCCCGCGGCGCGAGCCCACTCGTTCACCGTGCGGGCCTCGTGCGGATCGAGCGCGGCGATGATCCGCGAGCGCCCGTCGCGCTTGCCGGTCGACTTGGACGGGCGCTTGCGGTTGCGGCGCGCGTCGGGTTTGCCGGTACGCACTGGCGACGGTTCCGTCACCGGCTCCGCGCTCGCCGGGATGCGCGAGCCGCCGAGCAGGTTGGCGACGCTGGATGCGATGCCGCTCACCCCTGCGCCCTCGCCCGCAACAGCCGCTCGACGTGCTCGGCCTGCTCATGCGTCAGGCGCACGCCGGGCATGCCGTTGACGTTGATGGCATCGAGCCCGAAGAGGTACAGCTCGCCGTTGTCCCAGATGCAGGCCTCGAAATCGACCGCTGCCGGCGCATCGTCCTTCGGCAGCCGGTAGACGTAGCCCATGCCGATCTGCTCGCGCACGATGACGCCTGCGCCTACTGCGGCGGCCAGGCGCGTGGAGATCTGCTTCACGTCAAAGCCGAAGAGCTTCGCGATCTCGGAGCCGGTCATCGACTCCGGCGCACCGTCCGCGGATAGGTGCTCGACGAGGCGCGCGGCGACGGAGCCGGCGCGGGGGACGTAGCTCATGCGGTTTCCTCAGCGAACAATCCCCCGCGCGATCGCTCGAGCGCGGCCGAGCAGGCGGGATTCAGCCAGACGACTTCGATGCGTTCTCGCGCCCCGTCGGCCAGCGTTGCGCGCTCGTGCCGCTCCCAGCCGGCGAAGAGCTCGACGTCGTATAGCTCGCACGCGTAGCCAGAGAGAACGACCATCCCGCTCAGCCCGTGCAGGACCTGCGCCAGCGCTCGGTGATCGTCGTCGGTGAGCTCGCGCGTGTACTTCTGACGCGTGCCACGCGCGACCGACCGCGTGGCATGGACGTATGGCGGATCGACGTAGTGCAGTGCATCGGGCCCGTCGCAGGACCGCATGACAACGGCGGCATCGCGCGACTCGATCGTCACGCCGCGCAGGCGCTCGACGAACGCCGGCACCTGGTCGGGCCAGCTCGCGAGATCGTGGGCGGCACTCTTGTTCCTAGGGCCGCGTGCGCCAGTCCTGAAGCCGGTGAGGTGCTTCGGGAAGACCGCGCCGCTGCCGAACCCCATGAAAGACCGGACGACGGTGCGCCGCGCCTGCTCGACCGGGTCGTCGCTGTTCTCGTAGCTGAGCTCGAACTCCACGCGCGCGGCCGGCGTGAGCTCAACCAGGCGCATAAGCCGACCGGCGAGCAACGGATCGCGCAGCACGCGGAAGACGTTGACGACCTCGTCGGCGATGTCGTTGTAGACCTCGGTGTGCGCGCGCGGCTTTCGCAAGAGCACCGAGGCGCCGCCGCCGAACGGCTCGACGTAGACCGCGTGCGGCGGGAAAAAGCCGATGATCCACGGCGCCAGGCGGAATTTCCCACCGTGGTATCGAAGCGCCGGGCGCGTGATCGACGTCATGCCGCGTCGTCCTCTCTCACCCTCACCCACCCATCCGGATGGCGCTCGATGAGGCCGCGTGCATCCAGGTAGCGGATGGCGATGGCGACGGTTTCGCGGTCCTCGTCGTTGAGCGGGTTACGCTGGCCGAGGGCCACTTCTGGCTTCTGGGAGGGGTCGAACCAGCGCTCGCGCCAGTTGCCCACCGACATGCAATGGCACTCGATGTCGCTCCTCGCCGCGCTGTAGGCAAGCGCGCGTTCGAGGCGGCGCATTTCGGCGCGGGCGGCGCGTTGCTCGGGCGTCAGCACGTCACCCCCTCCTCTGCCGGCACGTCGACCGGCTCGGCGTCGGGGCGGATGGGGCGCAGGCACGCATCGAGCACATGGTCGAACGCCTCGCCGGATGGCCCGATGATCGGGGCGCTCACCATCCACGCCGGCCCCTCGTCGGGATAGACCTCGGGCGGCACGAGCCTCACGACACGCACGACGCGGCCAATGCCCCACGCGCGCTCGGGTGAGCGTGAGCGCACGATGAGCGCGAGATCGCCTTCGCGACAGCGCAGCGTCATCGCCCGCACTCCCTGCACCACTGCGCGACGAGCACGCGCAGCCGCACTCCGCGCGCGGTGCGCATGAGCGATTCGATGGTGCGCAGGCGGCGGGCGCGCAGGGTGAGGCGGTGCAGGTTGGATTCGCTCACGACCTGACTCCCGCCTGCTTCGTGAGCTCGATCAGCGCCGGCAGCAGCTGCGCGATCTGCGAGACCGCCTGCTGGCGCATCGCGTCGGGATCGCGCAGGAAGCGCTCGATCAGCCAGTAGACCGGCCGGTAGTCCTGCGTCGAGGCGAGGATTCCCTCGAAGTCGTCCACGCGCAGCGGGCGCGGCTCGGCGCCCTCCAGGTTCAGGCGCTTCGTGAGGTCGGTGGGCGCCATGTCGAGGTCGGCCGCCACGCCCGCCACACCCTTCCTCGAGGCGTAGACGGTGGCCGCCGTGACCTCGCGCAGCGACCGGTACTGCACGGTCAGCCCGGGCGTGAAGTCGAGCGTGAGCTGGCTCGTCGTCATGCGCCGTACCGACGGATGTACGGTGGTTGCACATGGGTGGGCGCAAGAATCGGCGGCATGAGCAGCACGAGGTCAGGCGGCCTTTTCAGGGACGGTTGGCACGGCCGGCGCGCCCTCGCGGCCGATCAGCTCGGGCCAGATGCGGTACCAGTCGTCCGGTCGCAGCCGAAAACGATGAACTCCGGTCGCTGCCTCGATGGCGGCGCAGTGTTCAGCGGGGACGCTTCCACGAGCCTTCCAGTTGGCGACTGCGCCCTGCACGACGCCGCACGCAGCGGCGAGCGCAGCTTGGCTTCCAGCTGCCCTGATGGCTTCGTCGAGTGCTTGCATGTCCCGGATTAAACACGATCGTGTTAATCAGGTCAATTCCCGTGTGTTGGATCAGGTCGATCTAATCACGGTCGTGATTACACTTGCTACGGTGATCAAGCGCCGCCGAGAGGCGCTCGGCCTGTCCCAAAAGGAGCTGGCGCAGCGCGCTGGCGTCAGCCAGTCCACGATCGGGAACATCGAGGCAGGCTCCAGAGGGGCGAAGAGAACGCCCAACACGCTGCCGCAGATCGCACATGCGCTCGAGGCGACCACCGATGAGATCCTCGCCGAGGCGGGCATGCGTTCGGCCCGCCGAGCGGCGCGATCTGCGCACGGCAAGAGAAACAGTGACGACCACCTCGAGCCCGGAGGAAGCGCCAGAGAAGCAAAGCCGGTCCCGGTGGTCGGCACCGCCCGCCTCGGAACGAACGGCTACTACGAAGAGCTGCAGTACCCGCCCGGACACGGCGATGGCCAGGTCGACAGCTACTCGACGGACGAGGATGCGTACGCCCTACGCGTGAAGGGAGACAGCATGCACCCGGCAATCCGGCACGGCGCTTTCATTGTCGCAGAGCCGAGCCGCCCCTGCGTGCCTGGCGAGTACGTTGTGCTTGCGCTTGCGACCGGCCAGAAGATGGTGAAGGAGCTGGTGATCGAGCGCGCCGATGAGGTCGTCGTCGAGTCGGTGAACGGCGGCGATCGCCTGACCGTCGAGAAATCGAATATCGAGAAGATGCATCCGGTCGCCGCGATTGTTCCGGCGAGCAAGTGGCGGCCTGCGTAAAAAGATCGGAAGCCATTGAATGAACCTCTCCGGCTGGCGCCGACTATCGATCCTCCTCACCGTTGTCTGGGTGCTGTTCGCCCTGGCCCTCATTGAGTCGTCGCGCTTTTCGTCGGCGCCCTACCCGTTCGGGTCACTCATTATCACCGGCGTCCTGCCGCCGGCGTTTCTCTGGGGTCTGTGGTGGGTGTGGCGCGGCTTCATGCGTGACAGGAGTGGCTCGAAATGAGCGATGAGGCGAACCCGTCGGGCGATCTCGAGCAGCAGCTCGCCCGCCTGCGTACATTCCTGGACGCCTACGACGATCCGCAGGACGCACCGCTCGTGCCGCTACGCGCGTTGAGTCGCATGCTCATGCACAACGTCGAAATCCATCACGCGGCCCGCCGCTACATGAGCGAAGTGGCGATCGCAGCGAGCGAGATTACGGACAGCGTAGCCGAGCGTCACAAGGCTGGCGACCAGACTGTCGACTTGCCCGCAATCAGCCATGCGATGAAACGCATCGCCCGGGCGACGCTCGAGTTCGACGAAGAACTGCAGAAGCATGCCGTCGACTTCTGAGCGAGATCTCGGCTCGCTGGGAGAGACGGACGCCGTGCTCGCCCGATTCCGCCGCGGCGGGACACCGCCGCGCGGCCCGGTTGACTCGCCTCGTGTGTCGGGCGACGATGACAATATGAACTCACGGCTCACCGCGCTCGAAACGCGCCTCGACACCGTTCTTCCGACGCTGGCGACGAAGGCCGACATCGCCTCGATCGAGTCGAAGATCGTTAAGTGGGTCGCCGGCATCGGGATCGCCACGGTGACAGTCATCATCAGCGTGCTCAGCTTCCTCTTCTCGCGCATCGACCACGAGCCGCCGCCTCAGCAGCCGCCGATCATCATCAACATTCCCGGACAGCTCTCCGGGGCCGCGACCGGCTCGGTGAGCGCCGAGGGTCAACTGCAGGGCCCGAAAGCGCGCGAGTAGGCGCTACCCCGCTCCGCCGTGAAACCCGCTTCGGCGGGTTTTTATTTCGTCATCACAAACACAGACGTGTTGACAACTACAAACACGATCGTGATAATGCCTCCCATCAACGGAGGCCACATGCAACCAACCACAGCAGCACCCGAGCCGATCGCCGAGGGCGCGCCCCGCCGCAAGTACGAACTCCTCGCCGACAGCAAGATCACCGTCTTCGGCGTCGATGCCGCGGCGAAGGAAGCGGCATGAACTCGCGCCCCATCACCGCCGGCCCCGGCGACTCGCAGACCTGGACCCCCGAGCACCGCCGCGCCCTCGACCGCCTCGAGGCCGACCCCGACACCATCGACGCCGCCGTCGAGATCGAGATCGACCGGCTCGCGCGCCTGTCCACCGACGATCCCGCCGAGTGCTGGCGAGCACTGGCCGAGTACGAGATCGACGTCGACGGCATCCGAGTCCGCGTGCACGGCGAGTCGATGGAGTACGGGCGCGCGGCCCTCGAACTCGCCGCGATGATCCGCCGGCGCGATGACACCGACGCGATTCGCTGCGTCGAGGAATGCATCCGGCGCGAGTTGGTCGCGGCGTTCGAACGATCCACAGTGCTGCGCGAGCGCGCGCGGGAGAACGTCGAGCGCGAGTGGGGTTTGCTGTGACGGCCTGGCGCGAACCCACATGGCACCGCGTCGTGCGCCTGAACGCCGACTCGATCGGCAACGTGCTCGGCGGCGGCTTCTTCGGCGCGCTGTTCGTGCTGATGGCGTGGTGGCTGGCATGAGCCGCGCCCGCGCCAACGAAATCGCCGCCCTGCGCCGCGCCAGCGACGAGTACCGCGACCTCGCGCAGCTCGTCGCGCGCATCTGCCGGGAGAACCCGCAGGGCCTGCAGATCCGGCCGCTGTTCGGGCAGAAGCCGCGGGTCGGGCGGCGGCTGAGGAGGGTGTCGTGATGGCCGCCGTGCTCGAACACGTCGACGCGCCGGTGCGCGATCGCCACTACCTGGGCGGTGGAAACGTCGCCGGCATCCTCGGCGTCTCGCCCTACAAGACGCCGCTGCAGGAGTACCTCACGATCGTCGGCGAGGCTGAAGCGCCGAGCGCAGAGCGGCTGTCGTTCTTCCGCCGGCGCAAGAGCTTCGAGCCGGTCGCCGCCGAGCTCTTCCAGGAGAAGACTGGCCTGCAGCTGGTGACGGTCAACGAGCGATACACCGATCGCGAGCACCCGTTCATCAAGGCCGAGATCGACGCGGAGACGGCCGGCGGCGAGAACGTCGAGATCAAGACGGTGCACCCGCTGGCAGCGCGCGACTGGGGCGAGGAAGGCGCCGACGACTGCCCGGTGTACGTGACCGCGCAGGCGCAGCACGGGCTGATGGTGCGCGCCCGCGACCTCTGCTATGCGCTCGCGATGATCGGCTTCGACGACGTCCGCGTGTACCGCATCGAGCGCGACGAGGAAATCATCGCGACGCTGCGAAAGCGCGAAATCGCGTTCTGGCAGGAACACGTGCTCACGCGGACGCCGCCCGCGCCGGCCAACGTCGAAGACCTGCGCGTGCTCTACAAGCGCGACGCAGGCAATGGGATCGAGGCGACGCCGGAGATCGCCGAGCGCATCGCGCGCCTGGTCGACCTGACGCACCGCGCGAAGGAGCTCGAGAGCGCGATCGGCGACGAGAAGGAAGCGATTCAGCTGTTCATGTGCGACGCGGCGAGCGTGACGATCAACGGCAAGCCGGCGATCACGTGGAAGACGCAGACGGCGAGCCGCTTCGACCAGTCGGCCTTCAAGGCCGCACACCCGGATCTATTCGAGCAGTTCAAGCGCGCGAGCGAGAGCCGCGTTTTCCGCATCAAGTAGAGGAGCAACGACGATGAGCAATGCCGCATTGAAGGCGGTCACGCAGCGCGAGGCCGCGCCCCGGCCGAAGACGATCTTCGACTACCTCGAGGACAAGCGCGTGCGCGACGGGATCGCGGCGGTCGCCGGCCGCTATCTCAGCGCCGACCGCATGCTGCGCCTGTGCGTGAACGCGGTGAAGAAGACGCCGCTGCTGACGCGCTGCGATCCGCAGACGGTGCTCGGGGCGATGATGACCTCGAGCGCGCTGGGGCTCGAACCGAACACGATCCAGCAGCAGGCGTTCCTGATCCCGTACAAGAAGCGCGTGAAGATCGGCGACGAGTGGGTCGACACCTACGAATGCCAGTTCCAGGTCGGCGCGCGCGGCTTTATCACGCTCGCCTACCGATCGCCGCACATCAAGTCGATCGTCGCCGAGGCGATCCATGACGGCGACCTGTTCGAGCACATGGAAGGCAGCGACGCCTTCCTGCGCTACTCGAAGACGCTGCGCGACCGAGGGCCGCTGATCGGCGCGTTCTCCTACGCCCGGCTCGCCGACGGCGGCGAAACGGCGTGCGTGCTGCCGCTCTCGGAGATCGAGAAGATCCGCTCGCGCAGCGAGACCTTCCGCGCTCTCGTGCGAAACGTCGAAGAGGCCAAGAGCGACCGCGATCGCTCGAAGGCCGAGCAGAAGCTCGCCGAAACGCCGTGGGTCATGTGGGAAGACGACATGGCCTCGAAATCGGTGATCAAGAAGCACGCCAAGCAACTGCCCATCGCAAGCGGCGATGCGCTCCTCGCGGCGGCCGAACTGGACTCGCGCGCCGACAGCCGCGGCGTCGACATGCGGGCGATGGCCGACCCGGATCTCGTGCGCACCGTGGTCGGCGACGGCGTCGAGCCGCCGGCGATCGAGCACAACCCATCCGGGACGCTCGAGGACCTGGTCGGCGCGCAGACGATCCACGTCGACGAGCGCGGCGAACCGGAGCCAGCGGCCACAAGCAAGGCGCCAGCGCGCGCCGCGAAGGCGGCCGACGTCCCCGCGCACAAGTCCTACGCCGAGGTCCGCGAGGCGCTCGAGCGTGCGCCGACCGTCGACGCCCTCGACGAAGCCGCGACCGGCATCGAACTCGTCGCGGCGCTCGACCAGGCCAAGGAGCTTTCGGTGCTGTACCGCGAGCTGCGCACGAAGCTCGAAGGATGACCCCGGCCCGGAACGCCGCGGGCTCCTCCTCCGACCAGGCGTGACCGGCCGAGAGCGGCCACCGAACAACCGAGCACAGGTGCGAGCGAACGCAACCGGACGTGCAAGCCACCGGCCAGAGCGTGAGGCCGGGATGCGTCGAAAGCTAGCTTCGCCGGGCGGGTGGAAGGCCCGCCTCAACCATGAGGACCTCATGCTCGAACTCGACCGCATCACCGCCACCATCCGCAGCGTGAACCTGCGCGCGGAGAAACACGGCCCCGAAGAGGTGCCCGCCTGCGATCTGAAGATCGAGAGCGACCAGCCGAACAGCGTGTTGTCCTTCTTCGGCTCGCAGTTGCTCGACTCGCTGTACTGGCGCAACGAGGCGCCGGCCGACTTCGCACAGGGCGAACTCGACGAGATCGAGCCCGTGAGCGACAAACCGAACCTGCGCAACCCGCGCCTCGTCGGCCCGCTTGGCATCGACTACGAGGGCGCCGGCTACACCATCCGCATCGAGTGGGGCATCGACGACTCGACGGAGATTACGATCTACGACGCGCGTATCAACGCGATCACGGTCGACCCGAAGGAAGGCGGCAGCGTCGCGCTGAAGCTGCGCGCGCAGTTCGAGGTCGACGAGAAGCTCGCCGGCAGGCTCGGCGTGATGATCGGCCGCGAGGTGACGGTGAGCATCGAGCCGCCGGCGGCGAACGACGAGAGGCTCGCAGCATGACGCGCCGCGTCTACAGAGTCGCCTCCTCGCGCACCGGCGACGAGTGGCTCGTGCGCGCGCACAACGCCGCGCAGGCGATCCGGCATGTCGTGCGCGGCGAGTTTCACGCGGCCGTGGCATCGCAGGAGACGTTGATCGAGATGCTCGGCGCCGGCGCGAAGGTGCTCGACACCAACGACGAGCCGGAGTTGGAGCTGGATGATGAGCCGGGCGAGGTCATCGGCGGCGACCCGGCCGAGCCGCGCGACGACAGCTATCAGTTCCCGGAACATATCGAGGCCGCGCCATGACCGCCTGCGCCGACGCTTCGCTGCGCGACTGGCTGGCCTTGAGCGCGCTCCTTCTGGCCCTCGTCCTGTTTCTCGAGGCGCGCCGGGTCATGGCTTCTGCGCGCGAGACGCTCGAGCGAATCCTCGAGGAGACGCTTTCGTGACCCACATCGCCATCACCATCGGGCCGGCCGACTGGCCCTGGATCATCGGAGCGATCTTCCTGTTGATCGTGCTGCTGGCGTTGGTGTGGACGCGATGAGCGAGCCAATCGCCGCGTTTCCACTGCAGTGGCCGACCGGCTGGAAGCGCACGCACGCGCACCATCGCCGCGCCGGGCGCTTCGGCCGCGCACGCAAGCAGCGGAGCGACGGCAACTGGGACGCCTCGCGCCCGGTCACGCTCGCGGAGGCGGTCGAGCGCGTGTTCGAGGAGCTGCGGCGCATAGGCGTCGACCAGCAGGACGTCGTCGTCTCGACGAACGTGCGCACGAGGCTCGACGGCCTGCCGCGCTCTGGTGAGCGCGAGCCGGACGACCCCGGCTGTGCGGTGTACTGGCAGGAGGTGCTCGGCGCGCGCCGCGTGATGGCGATCGACCAATACGACCGCGTCGCGGACAACCTCGCTGCAGTCGCTGCGACGCTCGAGGCGATGCGAGCGATCGAGCGGCATGGCGGCGCGGCGATTCTCGAGCGGGCGTTCACTGGGTTCGTCGCGCTGCCCGCGCCCGGCGCCACGCGCGAATGGTGGGAGGTGCTCGGCGTGTCGCGCACGGCGACGCTCGAGGAAGCACGCATCGCGTATCGACGCGCCGCAGGTGAAGCACATCCAGATCGGGGCGGCAGCGACGATCGCATGGCCGCCGTGAATCGCGCCTGGCAGCAGGCGCAGGCCGCCGCCGGCTGACCATGAACCCCGCGCTGCTCACCGCCGACGAGGTTGCCGAACTCACTGGCTACCCGAGCGCGCGCGGGCAGCGCAAGTGGCTCGACGAGAACGGCTGGCGCTACGCCGTCGCTCGGGACGGCTCGCCGCGCGTGGCGCGCGCATATTTCCTGCTGCGGATGGGCGTGCCGACCGCCGGCGAAACGCAGGAGCATGCCACCGAGCCGAACTGGCAGGCAATCGCCTGACGCGGCTACGCTATGCGGATGGTCGGCAAGAGAAAGAACGAGCGACACCTCGCGCCGCGCCTCTACGTGAAGCGCGGCAAGCGCGTCGACACGTACTGGACGCTGCTCGGTGGCAAGTACCACGGGCTCGGAAACGACCGGTCCGACGCTGAGCGCCAGTTGCGCGACCTGATCGAGGGGCGCCCCGTATCCGGGTCGATCGCCGACCTGGCCGCCCGCTTCATCAAGCACATGCAGCTCGAGCGCGAGAAGGGCGTGAAGACGGCGCTCGCGCAGCGCACGGTCGACGACTACACCGAGGCGCTCAACGATCGCCTGCTGCCGGTTTTCGGCAAGATGCGCCCGGCCGACTTCCTGCCGACCCACGCCTCGCAGTACCTGTCGCGCATGGCCGAGAAGGGGCGCGCGGTGCGCGCGAATCGCGAGATCGCTGCGCTCGGGTCGATGTTCGCCTACGGCATGCAGATCGGCGCCGTCAACGCGAACCCATGCCATGGCGTGAAGCGCAACACCGAGATCCCTCGCGATCGCAGCGTCAAGATCGCCGAAATGAACGCGCTGATCGCGACCGCGAAGGCGCGCGGCACCGGCAGCTACATGGTCGCGCTGATCGCCGCGATGGTTGCGATCACGGGTCGGCGGCGCGCCGAGATCCTGCGCCTGACGCTCGCGTCGATCACGCCCGAAGGGCTCGTCGGCCAGGAAGCGAAGGCGAAGCGCGGACGCAAGGCGCGTTCGTTCCTTGTGCAGTGGTCGCCGACGCTGCGTGAAGTCGTCGACGAGGCGCGCTCGCTTGAGCGGCCGACGACCTCGATCTACCTGTTCGCCAGCCGCACAGGCGGGCCGTACAGCGATGCCGGCTTCAAGGCGATCTGGAACCGCATCATGACCGACTACGTCGAGGCGGGCGGCGAGCACTTCACGGCGCACGACCTGCGCGCTCTCTTCGTGTCGAAGAAGCTCGAGCGCGATGAAGACCCGGCCACGCACGCGAACCCTGCGACGACGCGGCGGGTGTACGACCGGCGGCGCGTCGTAAAGGTGAAGGCGCTGTGATGTTAGAAAGTTCCGGACGGGAAGTTAGAAAATCGGTCCGGAGCGCTGCAAGAACTCGCTTAAGTTCTTGATTTAATTGGGGTGGGCGATGGGATTCGAACCCACGACAACCGGAATCACAATCCGGGACTCTACCCCTGAGCTACGCCCACCATCGGGATGGCCTGCCCGACAGGATTCGAACCTGTGACCCTCAGCTTAGAAGGCTGATGCTCTATCCGACTGAGCTACGGGCAGAATCGTGTCGGGCTATCCGGGAATCGCGCGTCCGATGCCCTGTGAGGCCGGCGCATCGGGAACGCGATGGTCGGGGCGAGAGGATTCGAACCTCCGACATCTTGCTCCCAAAGCAAGCACTCTACCAGGCTGAGCTACGCCCCGGAGGACGCGAATTGTAGCATCCGGGCGGCCGTGCCGACCGGCGAACGACGAGGCGCTACGCCACCGATCGCACGGCGTCGGCCAGCCGTTGCGCCGTTCGCTGCGCCAGCACGGCCTCGCGCGCTTCCACCATCACGCGCAGCAGCGGCTCGGTGCCCGACGGACGGATCAGCACGCGTCCGGTCTCGCCGAGCGCACGTTCGGCCTCCTCGCTGGCCTGCTGCAGCGAGCGATCGCTGCGCCAGTCGAAGTCGCGACGGATCGGCACGTTGATCAGCGTCTGCGGAAACAGCTCGAGCCCGGAGCAGGCCTGCGCGAGCGTCGCGCCCGCTCGGCGCATCGCCGCCAGCACCTGCAGCGCGCTGATCGTTCCGTCGCCGGTGGAATGGCAGTCCAGGCACAGGATGTGGCCGGAGTTCTCGCCGCCGTAGCGCCAGCCTTTCGCGCGCAGCATCTCGAGCACGTAGCGATCCCCGACGCGCGCACGCGCGAAGCCGATGCCCATCCGCCCGAGCGCCTGCTCCAGGCCCAGGTTCGTCATCAGCGTGCCGACCACGCCCTCGACGCGCTCGCGCTGCGCGCGGTCGCGCACGATCGCGTACAGCAGCGCGTCGCCGTCGTAGAGCCGGCCGGCGTCGTCGACCATCATCACGCGATCGGCATCGCCGTCGATCGCGATGCCGAGGTCGGCGCGCTGCGCGACGACCTCGCGCTGCAGCGTCGCGGTGTCGGTCGCGCCGCAGCCGTCGTTGATGTTGGTGCCGGTAGGAGCGACGGCTAGCGGGATCACGTCGGCGCCGAGTTCGTGGAAGACGTTCGGCGCGGTGTGGTATCCGGCGCCGTTCGCGCAGTCGACGACGATGCGCATGCCCCGCAGGTCGAGCGCGCTCGGGAAGCTGCTCTTGCAGAACTCGATGTACCGGCCGGCCGCGTCCTCGATGCGACGGGCGCGGCCGAGGGCGGCGGAGGCGACGCATTCGAGCGGCGCATCAAGCTGCGCCTCGATCGCCGCCTCGACCTCGTCGGGCAGCTTGTTGCCGTCGGCCGCGAAGAACTTGATGCCGTTGTCCTCGTACGGGTTGTGCGAGGCGCTGATGACCACGCCCGCCTGCAGTCGCAGCGCGCGCGTCAGGTAGGCGACCGCGGGGGTGGGGATCGGGCCCGAGCGCAGCACGTCGACGCCGGCCGCGGAGAAGCCGGCCTGCAGCGCCGCCTCGAGCATGTAGCCCGAGACGCGCGTGTCCTTGCCGACGATGACGGTGGGACGCGTGCTCGCGCCCGCCAGCTGCGCGGCGCCGGCGATCGAAGCGCCGGCGGCGCCCGCGAGCACCTTGCCGGCCGCGTAGCCCAGTCGCAGGACGAAATCGGGGGTGATCGGCGCTTCGCCGACGCGGCCGCGAACGCCGTCCGTGCCGAAATGCTTGCGTGCCAT